GTGCTGTGTACGACACCAAGCCCTCTGTTGGTCAGTTTATGCGTGAATGGTCGTCTATTTATGAATCACACTCTGGTGAGCGAGGTATCTTCAATCGTTATGCTTCAGAAACTCAAGCATCTCGGAACGGTCGTAGGGAATTGGGCAAGGAATGGGGAACTAACCCCTGTTCTGAGATTATTCTGCGGCCTTATCAGTTCTGTAATCTTTCTTCTGTCGTTGTCCGTAGTGACGATGATTGGGATTCTCTTGCTCGTAAAGTGCGTATTGCAACTATTCTGGGAACATTTCAGTCAACTCTTACGCACTTCCCGTACCTGAGGAAGGTGTGGCAGACGAACACTGAAGAAGAACGACTGTTGGGTGTGTCAATGACAGGCATTCTGGACAATCCTCGGATGAACAATCCTGATGATCCTGAACTGCCTGCTAACTTGGAGAAACTTCGTGAGTACGCTGTTACTGTCAATGCTGAGTTTGCTGATGCTCTTGGTATCAACCGGAGTACTGCTATCACTGCTATCAAACCAGAAGGAACCGTTTCTCAACTCACGGGTACTGCTAGTGGTATTCATCCTCAACATGATCGCTATTATATTCGCCGTGTTCGATCCGATAATAAAGACCCTCTGACGGCATTCCTGAAGTCTCAGGGATTCCCTTCTGAGCCTGACTTCTACAAGCCTGACAGCACCACAGTGTTCAGTTTCCCTGTGGCTGTGGCTGAAGGGGCTTTGTTGCGTGAGGATTTGGATGCTATCAAGCATCTTCGGTTGTGGTTGTTGTACCAGAAGCACTACTGTGAGCATAAGCCCTCTGTGACCATCAGTGTCCAAGAGCGTGAATGGCCTGCTGTCGGTGCTTGGGTGTGGGAGAACTTTGATGATATTACAGGCGTGTCTTTCCTACCTATGGACGGAGGGACTTATAAGCAAGCACCGTATGAAACGATTGATGCTGCGGAGTATGAGCGACTGAAGGCTGCAATGCCTACAGGTATCGACTGGGAAGCATTCAAGGAAGGTACTGACAATGTAGAAGGTGTTCAAACACTGTCCTGCACTGCTGGTGCCTGTGAACTGCCATGAGTTGGCTCATACAGCCTAGACTCGGTATCGGCTTAGACATCGAACATAACGAGATCAATCGTTATTGCTTGCTGGATGATGACGGTAAAGAGGTAACAGTCTGTTTCGTTGGTCTGATCATCAAGATTCCTTTCCTGATGATTCTGATCGGTGAGTTTTTTGACGAGTAAATGAAAAAGCCCCTGCAAGGTTCCATTACGGTTCCTTGACAGGGGCTTTGTTATTTCAGAAGTTCTGCTTCTGCTTCTCTTCGCCGGGTGAGTCCTCGTAAGACCCTACCGGCTGCTTTGTTCCACTTCAAACACTCTTGGGCTGCTCCGTCCCAGTCTTTCTCATTGATACGCTTCCTGAAGGTACTGACTCTGAGGTTACCTAGACCACAGTTGTAGGCCCATGACAGTACAGCAGCCTGTCGTCTAGAAGGTTCATCCTTCAGACCAGGACAGAGCTTAAGAACACCCACATAGAAGTACTCTAGATGCTCGTCTAAGCCCTTCTCGCACTGCTCCATAGTCCAGATTGTGTCTGGATTAATGTCAGGACCGGTAGAGCCATAGCCGATAGTCCAGGGATGTCCGCCTGTGCCCGGATCAGGATACGCCTTGACTCTACCGTCAGGCAGAACCTTAGCGCACCCTTCAAAGGGCTTGACTAGAACATTCTTACATAGTTCAATTGCGGGATTCATTTAAGTGCTGGCTTAAATGGGTCTTCAAAAACATCTACAAATTTATCTTCTTTGTAACGAGTATTTTTTCTTTCTCCTTCTAAATACTGCTTAGAACGATTAGAAACATTCTCTTTCAATTGATTTGGAAGACCTTTGAACTGTTCCATTAAAATAGAAAACTCAGTAGCAAAAGAAGGGTCTAAATGAACATTTTGAGGCACTTTGCTCATCCAAATACGCTGTTGAGGATCAGCAACAGATGAACGACCTACTCCAAAGGCTTGCAGTTCTCTGGGAGTTGTTCTATAATAGTAATATTCGTCCTTTTTATTTTCAGGATACAACCTAGCAAGAGTTCCTTCTAATGTCTGCTTTCCGGCTTCCACTGCTTGCTTTTGTTGCCTAAGCGACCCAATCGGTCCGAAGTTACTAGCGAATGTTTTATTTGCTGTATCTAAGAACTGTCGTTCTTCTTTGGTAACTTTTTCACCGTCCATAATCTTCTTAGCTATCTCTGAAGCAGCATTGAAGAAAAGACGATATTGAACAGCATGCGACATTTCATGTGCAAGCGTTGCCCGCTGAGTCTCCGACTGTGGGTTTCTGGCTATGACCGTGTTTTCTACTGTATCATATTCTCCGGAAGCGTCTGAATATGGCCTTCTTTGAATCCATCTAGGAAGAAGCCCTTGTTCAGCTAATAGATTATATACTTCGCTTGGATTAAATAAGTTAGCCATATTTACTCACTTAGTTCTTTGATTCACGTTTCTCCAGCGACCGGCCCAAAAACCAGAATGTCAGGATCATCATGAGCATACTGAAGTCATCAGCAGTCCAGACTTCCTGCATGATGGTAAGTGCAGGCATGCCGCTATTGACAGCATACATGATGGTTACAATCTTTACAGCAGTATACAGTCCAAAAAGCAACCAAGTAATGCCAGGACGAACCAGAGCAGAAATGCTTGCAACCCACTTGTAGGCTTTCTTATCAGCTTCTGCTTGCTGCTTAAATGCCTGCCCGATTGCATCAATGTTTGCCTTGCTGAAATCAACATACTTTTCCTCCATCTTGTACTCACCTCGCATCTTTTCGAGGTCAGTCTGAAGGCTAAACATCCTTAGTTCATGGGAACGCTCATCTTTACGGTCAAGCCACTTGAGTACTTCGGGAGCCAGTCGGAACAGACCCCCGAAGATACTGCCAAGTAGCCCTCCACCGAGGACTTCAAACATTATTGATCTCCAATAAGTTCAGTAAGAGGACGAACAGAGAAGGCTTGGAAGAATGCACGCCGGGTACGATCATCCATGCCTGCTGTTAGTGCAGAAGTAACTTCTTGAATCTTTGCCTTAGGAATCTGAGTAGTCATAAACTCAGCTAACTTCGGAGGATCAAGCATCAATTCCGTAATACGGCGATTAAACTCTGCCTTGTTGCCTCTTTGCAACGCATCTAAAGTATTATTAAAGATGGTTGCTGTTGCTGAAAGGAACTGAGGAAGCCTTGCTTTCTCTTGAACCTCCGGCGCTGCTCCAGACTGTTTAGCTAACGCTGCTGCTCGTGCCTTTCGTTCCAAGTCTGCCCTAACAGAGTTGACAGTAGAAACCTCAGTAGGGGTCAGTAATTGATTCAATCGCTGATAGCGAGGAATATCAGTTCCTGCCCTCTTAATCGTCTGTGCTGCATTATCTACTGCATTAGCAAAGACACCAGCAGTTTCTTCGTCTAGGCTCGTACGCAGTTTAGATGCAAGTTCTTCACCAACACGCATACGGTCAATCTTCTGACTGTACTTGCTATAAGAATCTAGATACTTGCTCCACAAACCATCTGAACTTTTGTCAAAGGCAGCATCAATAAACTTCTTGATTGATCCTGCTGCTTTGGCTTCTTGTTCAGACAAGCCGCCTTGCATTGGCTTTTTACCAGACTTGTCCAGATAAGCAATGATGTTACGATTTAAGTCTTTACGGATATTTTCGTAAACATCACGACTGCTTAAGATTCCATTTTCATCTGCTTTTGATCGGATTCGTGATGCAAACTCAGAGAAGATTTCTTTAGCCATGTCGTTCTGAGTTCCGCGAGAAGCAGCCTCTAAACGAGCAACTAGATCGTCAGCACGCAGGGGGAAGAATCCATTCTGCTCTAAGCTGTCTTTTTGGAACATCTTCATCTGTGCTTCAGATCGTTTCTGCGCCGCTATGTCTTTGTAGGACATGGAGGTTTTTCTGGCTTCTTCTGCTATATCTCCTGCTGTCAAAAAGCCGGGTCTTCCCTGAGCAGCAACTGCTTGCTTAGTCCTAGAAGCCAATCCGATCATTCCAGCAGTTTGTTCCGCTGCGGCAACACTATTAAACTTGTCGGAAATATCTTTCTCAAGTCGTCCTATGATTGAACCAGCAACATCAGTCTGTTGTAATGCCGTTTCCCTCAACCTACCAGTTTCTGCGTCTCTACGGGCTTTTACTGCCGCCTGTTGTTCAGGAGTTCCTGCAATCTTATTAATAGCATCTAAACGAGCTTGTGCTTGCTGAGCTTCCCGTGTTGCAAAAGCACCCTTAGGACCACCAAGCTGACTTGCTGTCTTTTGTTGCAGTGCAATAAGTTCAGCAGCCGAGGGAATATCAGACAATGCTTCAGCAGCCGTGGGACGAGAACCTGTTACAAGTTCCTTAGCGTCTTGTAGAGCAGTAATAACTGACTGACGCTCAGGGCCAGCTAAGCCGTTCAAGTACTCTTGCAAAGCCTGTTGACGACCACGCTGAGTCAGCCCAGAGCCTGCTTTGTACACCTTTGCAGACAGCGCCACAAGACCTTCTGCCGCAGGGCCAAAGACAGTACCTAGACCTACCTGTAAGCCCTTCTGTAATGCAAAGTCACCCTCATTAGCCCCCTCGACTGTGGACACAGCGCCCTGTAAGGCACCCGTACCAGAAGCCTGCGCGAGACGACCGCCCTTGGCAATCGACAGCAGTTTATTCAGTGGCGAGACAACCATGCCCACCGTACCGGCAACATCAAAGCCTTCAGGCTTGGTTGCTTGAGCTACAACATCAACTGCACGATTGATTGTTTCAGATTGTCCACCAGTTGCAAGCTGAGCAGCACCTAAAATCGGTTCCACAACCGCCCCACGAATCAGTCGAGCAGGCATGCTTTTCAGTGCTTCTTCCTGAATAATCTGACTCATTGGGCGATCCCAACGATTGGCCGGTTCAGCTTGTGGCTGTTGTGCCTGGGGAGTGGCCTGAGAAGTTGTCTGTGCCGCTAAAGCCTCTAAGTCTTGTGTAGTAAGCTCCCTGTCAGAATTAAAGGTCACGCCATTAATGGTGTACTTTGGCATATCAATCCTCTCGTGTTACTTGAACACCTGAAGGTAGTGTAATTGTTGTTTGTTTTGGTTTACCACCGGTGCCAGTTACTTTAGCGCCTTGCTTACTGGTTCCAAAGTCTTCGTTATAGTTCTTAACAACCGTATTGGCTGCTCCTTGGGTACGACGCAGAACACCACGAAGATCGTCCAAAGCAGCCTTAACTGCATTTGTGTCATTCTTTGCTAAGGCACCTACAACCTGATCACGGGCACGCTGAGCATCGCCTTCAGTCTGAGTACCCTTAGCCAACAGAAGCAGGTTATTAGCAGCCTCTAAGACAAAGCGATTAAACTTGTCTTTCTCGACATCTTCCTCAGAAGCACGGCCAGTAGCTAAAGCAGCCTGAGAACGCAGATTTCTAATAACACCAAACTTTAGTTTACCTTGATCAATTTGTGTTGCAAAGTTATCCAAACGCTCTAAGGTACCTTCTGTTTGTTGGATAATACCCTGTGCCTCAGAAAGAGCCTTTCGATCACCGGCTGTGGGCTTAGCCTGCTTTCCTTCCTGCATATC